CTGGCGGATTCAGTAGCAGGTTGTAAAGTACCTTTCCTGTAATCTCTTTTTCAAGCCACAGTTCGGCGCTTTCGACAAAAGCGCTGTATTTATTAAAATCGGTGCCTACTATTGTGGGTACGAAAAGCTTCAGTGTTTCAATATTAGATATCAGCATAGCGGCTTTTATTTATTTACAGCAGTTTCCTGCCCGGTTTTATTTTTATCGAGGGTTGTAAACACAGGTTCTGGAATAGCAAAAACAAGGTCTTTATCCCATCCGTTGAACTGTTTAATGAGAATGAGTGGTTTTAGTAGCCGGTCACGCAGCGGCTTCATGAGGGCTTGCTTAATCTGGAAGCGTTCACGCTTATCGGTTCCGCTCATGCCTCCGGTTTTTTTGCCAGGCATATCCAAATCAACACCCATGGCGTAGCTGATTATCGAATTGACTTCGCCTGAGTCTTCGATATATTCGCCGCCTTGTATCTCTGTTTTTAGAGGTACAATTTCAATATACTTTTCTTCGATGGCAGTGGAGCCGGAGGCAATCATTTTTTTGAGGGCAACCAATCCTTTGCCAGCGTTTTTTTCTCCTGAAAGGAATTTTTTGAAGTTGTCGAACTCAAGCATTTTTCGGGCTTTTACGGCTTGCTGGTCTGTGGCATTAATTCCTTCCTGCTGAAAAAGTGCATCCCAATATTTGTCGCTCAGGTAAACAATGTACTTTATGGCCATTTGATTCTTCAGGAGCGCCTTTTTAAACTCCGGGATCATGGTGGCAAAATCGTACCAGCCACTCTGGAAGATACTCCACCAGTAAGGGCGTGGGTAGTATTGCCGACCGGGAGTGGGAAAGTTAACAGGAACGATAAACCGCAGGGCTGAATAATCTCCGGTACTGATACGGCTCGTGAGGTTGAGAAACGGGTTATACGCATCAAGCACGTCGGTAGCAACCACATTGTTTTTGTTTGGACCATCGGCCCATTTAGCCGAATAGTAGTGTTTGGTAATGCGGCCAAGTTTCGGGTCCATGGTTCCCCAGCGCGAAAATGTGGCCTCTTTGCTGCGGAGCGAAACAATTTGCCTTTTGTCTCCTGAAAGGATAATTTCAGGGAATACATTGTAAAAATGATGCAAATCGGTGAGCTGCTCCAAAAAGAAACCATTCACATCGTTTTGCTCAAAGAAATCGACTACGGGGCCTTCAATAATTTCGTCGTAACCAGTGATTTTGCCTTTCTCGATAATCCGCTTCATGGGTTTGATACCCTGACCATAACTGGCCTGAATGTTGAAAAGCAAGTTGGCTTCAACAATTTCAGATTTTTCGGCTTTGGCAACTATTTGTGCAGGCAGGTCGTTATCTTCTCCCCAGGGCGCAATTTTAAACGAATCGACGGTGATGGGGCTATCGGGTTCGGTAAACAAATCGCGCGACGGGGCGGTAAGGAATATAGCTTTAAACTCGGGCATGTATGCCGAGCCGTCGATGATGTTTTGCTCAATCATAACGCAACCTCCTGACCGTTAAATTCGATGATTGAAACGCGGCGTATTTTGCGGATTTCTCCTGAGTCGCAAAACTTCAGGTTAAGCGTTCGGCCCGATGAATGAAAGGATGTGCATATACAGCGCTGGCCGGTAATAATAGCGCCCGATTTTTCGATAAATTTAAGTGAGAATTCGCCTTTCTCGACCAGTGTATGAAGCATTGAGATGTGTAGCATACCTTTTTTTTTGAAAGGTAATGCTGGGTGGTGGGGTGGGAAAGGACAAAAAGAATGCTTGAATGCTACAATGCATGAATGGAAAGGAAAGTTAAAGAATATAAACTTACTTCCGGGAAATAGCTGCTCTTCCCGGGAGCGATATCGGTTAAGATTCCATCTAATTTACAAAAAAAACCGAAAGCAACTCCTTCAATTCAGCAATGATTGCAAGTCGTTCCGCTTCCGGTAATGTTGTTTATAATTGCACCAGGTCGATAAGTGTCCAGTTTTGTTCATCGGCAGACAATTTTAAGGTTACTTTAAAATTGTTACGAAGCAATGCGCCATACGAATTTTGAGCATCGACCCAAATGTATGTTATGTAATTGCCGGTACCTGGTTCGTAAATCATTTTCACATCTTGGTCCCAACTCTTGGCGAATTTTGCAGTTCCGGGAGCTTTCAAAGTTTGTTTTATAAATTCCTGAGATGCATTGAAAGCCCCGAATTTGTTTGTTTCAATTTCTTCGTTTTTCTTTTCTTCTTGTTTTTCAGTACTTACTGTTACGTCTGTTTCGTCAGTAGCAACGCCGATTATAAACAGTATAACAAAAATTGCAGCAATAATTAGGATTGTTTTTTTCATGATAATTTAGATTTTAAGGTTACTTAATAATTTTTACATTGAACACATTTTCAATGAGCCATAAAATTAAAACAATAATGATTATTATCAACAGTACTGGCCATCCGTTTCTGTAGTTTTTTTTCCAGGACGAGTTATAGTTATTCATTTAAACAAGTTACAACAATTGGAGCAATAAACAACTGAGTACTGGCAAATCTTTTTGTAAGGTATCGACGTAGGAGAACCGGCAAAAATCAAACAACAAAACCCGGTAGAGCGATTGCCAATTGAAGTATGAAATTGGCGTTTCATGCAATGAAATTGGCGTTTCATGCAATGAAATTTGCGTTTCACGCAAAGAATCGCGGAACTCCATTTCAAGCGCGCCCAGGATAGCCCTAAAGCTATCCCTTCGGCGTTAAAACCTTTCTTTTACTCGATTAATGTTAAAATTATTCGTTTATTTTCACATTCAACATTAACAAAGTCAGACGGTTTAAACCCTGCTTTATTCATCCAGTTACCACTTAATGAAATTTTAGGAACAATTTTCATTTTGCCGCCATACATGCCACACGGGCGGAAAAATCTCTGTATTTTGATTGTTTTATTCATACTACAGAATTTTATAGTCCGGGGTCGGCGTCGCTGTAAGATTCATCACCGTGACCAGTTCCCCCCTGATCTTCATCCTGAAAGCATTCATCAGTTTCGGGATCGTACATTTCGCACTCGAAACAATCAGAAATCATAAAAATGCAATTTGTTGTATTCATGTCCTTAAATTTTTACATTAATGATTCTTCGAACTCTTCCACCGCTGCCGGCTTCCGGTTTGCCGGTTGCGTTTCGGCTTTTTCTGTTTCGGCTTTAAAAACCTGTGTATCTGCAAAAAGGTAGCAAATCGGCCAGTATTTAAACTCCTCCGGCTCGCTGCTTCCCTCTGGTACCTGCGAAATTTTCCGGGGCTGTCCCCAAAATAAAAACGCTTTGCTTCCCTTTTTAATGGTGTAACCCTGTTCTTTCCATTGATTAAAGGTGTTAAAGTCGCTGATCTCCTCGTTGCTTTCTTCGTAAGTTTCCCGCAAACCTTCGTTAACAGTATCATAAACTCCCTCTTTAACCATTAACCGGATCGCCTGACTTAAGCCGATCAGTTTTTTCCGGTTTTCCATGTATTGTTCTTTCCGGCTTTTTTCATTACTTTTGCTCATGATGTCAAAATTTAAAATGTTAAGCATTTTGATTTTTGAAAAAAAGGGGGAAATGAGGTTTCCCCCTTTTTAATTTCAGGCTTCGATCTCCCTTTTCAGTTCTTCGGCTTTGGCTTCAATTCTTGCCAAAAGAAAATTTAACACATCACCAATTAAAACAGGGTTTTGCAACGAAAAAACCTGTTTTTTGCTGTACTTGCTTCCACCTTCAATCGAAAGACTGTAATCCTCGGTTTCAAAGTCATTAGCGGCGGCAATTTGTGCAATCTGATCAAGATGTGTTTTAAGGCTTTCGGCGTTGGCTTCCACCCTTGAAAGCTTCCGGATTAACTCCTTTTTGTTGTTGAAATACTCGATTTTTGAGTTTAGATCCTGCGGCAAAGTTTTTAACCTGGTGGTTAGTTCCTGCACTTGCTTTTGAAGTTCTTCAACCGTTGGCGGTTGTGGTTCTGCCTGTGTTGTGGCTTCGGTCTCTGTGGTGGTGTCTGCTTTTACGATTTCCATAACGGGCGCACCTTTCCCCCTTTGCTTTTCAGCATTACTTTTTGATGTCATAATAATTTAAAAATTTATTGTTAAACATTCTGAAAATTAAGGGTTTCCCCTCTCATTTCGTTACACTAATTTACGAATAAAAAAAATAATAACCAAATATAAAAAGCTGATTAAATGAATGTTACACTATTTTAAACTGTTTGGATTTATTAAAAATGAATCGTTGAACGCAAAAATATTTTTTAGCAAAAAATTCATTTAACTATACGTTTTGTTCTTATATCGGCTTATTATCATTAAAAAAAACGCACAAAATTTATTTTCAGATTTTTAGAGTTTAAAAGAGAGTTTTTTACTCTCTTTTTCTGTCGGAAGAC